CGAACCGCTCGATGCTGTGCACGGTAGGCGCGTAGGAAAGCAGCCCTGTCGATGTCAGTTGTCCCGCACTGATGACCGCCCCGGACAGGAAACTGAACATCTGGCCCACGCCTGATATGGCGCGCGCACTGATGTGGATACCGTCCATTCCATCGCCATAGGCGAAGTAAGCAGTGGCCTCCCCCCAGGGTTGCCGGAAGATGCGCGACAGCCGGCCCCGCCCGCTGACCGGCCGAAGAACCCCCCACTCCTGCTGGGCCATCTGGGTGAAGCGCAGGGCCGTCGCCTGATCGCCGTCGTAACTGATCTTCATGGCCCGTGCCCCACTGAAGCGCCCCCAAAGGTCGTGCCGAACACTGGCGCAGTAGGCACGTAATCAACGATTTCCAGCACGTCGCCTTGTCGATAGTCCCAGTCGTCGCGCCCCCATTCCTCTGTTTTCATCCCGTTGGGGGAAACCCACTGGTCGAACTTGTGCATGACCCCGTACGGTGGCACCCCCCACAACGTCGCCACGTCGAAGCTGGGAGGATGAACGAAGATCGGACTGTGCGACACATACGGCGTACCGAAGCGCTGCGCGTAACCCACGGAAGCGTTCTTGACCCGGTCATGTGAAACAGTCGTGTTCCAGTACCCACTGCCTGGGGCGGCAAAAGGCCAGCCGTGCGGAGCGATGCCCTCCGGATGCAAGTAAAGCGGACTCATGCTGCCCGCGCCGAACTGAGTAGCGATGAATCCCTGCATCTGCCGCGGCTGGTTCTTGTAGGTAACCGCTGTCTGGTTGCCAAACAGCACATCTAGGAACGACCACGGGTACAGGTACTGGAACTCCTGCGCTGCCCAGGCGACACCGAAGCGCGTGGCGACGAATCCGCGCGGCGTGATACGGGTGTGTGTGAGCGAGGCAGTGCCAATCTGCTCATCTGGCCAGGTCGGGACGTGCCAATACCCATCGTGGAACCCGCCCGGATGCCACATGTAGATGCGCCGCGGGTTGGTCGATGCCCACTGCGTACCGAACCTGGTGAGGACCCCGGCGGTGACATTCGCATACTGTTTGAAGTTCTTGACCAGCGCGGTGCCGAACGCGGTGTGCACCTGCCCAGCAAAAATGATCTTGTGGTTCTCGACCTTGGCCGTGCCGAACCGTGTGGCGACGAAGCTGTTGGCGTAGGTGTGACGCGTCTTGTTGTAGGTGTAGGACGTGCCGAAGCGGGTAGCGACGAACCCAGCCGCGTGGATGTCCTTGTACTGGACCAGCGGTGTGCCGAAGGAGGTGTGCTGCGTACCGTTGGGGTAGACGTAGCGCCGAAGGTTGCTGACCCAGGCCGCTCCAAACGCCGATGTAGAGAACCCTATCGGACGGGCACGCTGGTCAACGCGTGGGCTTCCGAAAGCCAGCGAAGAAAACCCAGTTGGGTAAACGAACCGCGTCAGAACGTGGCTGACTTCCGCCGTTCCGAATTGCGGAGTGAAAATACCTGTCGGGTAGGTGTAGAGGGTAGTGCTGGCCGGAGCAATGTACTGCCGGGATGCTGGGGCGAGTGTAATATCAGGGGTGCGATACGACTGCAGCGACCCTGGCGAAAGGGTAACGTCAGGGGTGCGATACGACTGCCCGGTAACCGGGGCAAGCGTTACCTGATTGCTCATATCGCTAGAGCAAACTTAAACCCGCAGTCGATCATTGTCACACTGGAACCGCTGGTCGTGCTGAGAGACAGCAGCGTCAGTTGGTTATCCGCCGCTGTCGTCCCCACAGGGGTGTACAGCTTTGGCGTCGTCCCGGTGGACGAATAGCTGCCGATGATTTCCGCGTAGCCAGCGGTCCCCGTGCCGCTCGCTGTCACGACCTGCGTTGCCGTGGTGTTCACTACGCCATTCACGTCCGGGATAGTGAAGTTTTCGCTGTACAGGCTGAATGTTGCGAGGATTGGGTCGCTGTTGGCCGCGTTCGGGTTGAGCGTGCCCAACGTACCACTGCGAATGTTTACCGTCAGCGCTCGGCCAGTCGCGGTCTTCTCAATCCAGCGATGCTTGTAGCTCACCAGGCTATGCTGGATCGCTGCCGCACAGAGCAGGTTTCGCATCTCGTAGTTGGCCTTGCAGCCGTTAACGAGTGTTTCGGAGAGCGCGAAAGACAAGTCAATCGTCATCGGGCTGCTGGAAAAGTTGAGGGAGGGGTAGAACGCTCGGCTGCAGCCAAAGCTACCCGTATTCCCATTGTCCAGGCCGTTGGAATACTCGGAGTTCGGCGCTGTACCAGAGGTGTTGTCCGAATTTGTTATCGCGAAGGTGCGCAGGTTGCCAATCGTGCTCACTACGCCTTTGGCAAGCAGGAGTAGTGCCCGCGCGGTGCTGAAGCCGTAGTTTAATGACCCATACGCAAACCCGGACGAGAACGTCCCCTTCGCTCGATCCCACTTGAATCCGTTCCCGTTTGGTAGCTCCTGCCAGTCAGAGAGCAGAAACCGCCCAGCCGTGCCCGACCCCAAGGTATTTGGTAATTTCCTATGCGCAGTATCGCTAGTTCCATCCAACCAATAGGAATCGTATGATCCGTCCCACTGAGACACCGCAACCATAGCAATCCCAGGTAGCTCACCCCCGAAAACGTACGGAACCACCGAGGCATCGCGCATGACCGTGCCCACCATGTAGTTCCACGACATACCTATGCCATACAGCTGTGCTGCCCGCGCAGTTGTCCATGCCATCGAACTACCCTTACAGTTTAAGTACCCCAATACGCTGAAGGAACCAGTCAGGATACCCATCTTCTTGGAGTTCTTGCACCCACAAAAGCCCCCTCTGAATATCCTCCCTCCATGCGGCCACAGTCACGTCCATCCATTTCTTTCCCAATGCAAACCCATTCAACGCATCCGATGGCGGAATCTTAGTTCCATGCGATTCGTGGTTATACATACTCCATGCGGCAGCATGTCCAAAATCCGCCTGCGGATAGTCCCCGGCGAACCTTCGGTACATATTCGCCATCTTCCACCAACGGGGCGATATTTTCTGGTTGGTAGCACACATCAAGGCTTGAACTCGGCGAGAACCTTCGCCAGTTCATCAGGAGGAAGGGAGCGTAACAAGTCGCGCACCGCGTCAGCTACGCGTACACCGGCAGGGTCTTTCTTTCCTTTTATCATCCACAGCTCCAAATTTTCAGGGCGGTTGTCATCGCGCACGCCGTTCTTATGGTGCACCCGCTCGTTAGCGGAAAGAAGCCTTCCTATTGCAGCCTCTACGACAAGGCGATGCTGCATGACGTACCCACCAGCATCCGCCAGTGGGTGCCCATCAAATGCTTTCTGTTTTATGTATCCGCCGCATGCTTTGGTGGTTCCATCCTTCCATCGCGGATTGTCCTGGCCTCTCTGGGACGCCGACTGAGTTTTACCGGAGCATGTTTTTGAACAGTGCTTGACGCGCGCTTTGTACTGTGGAAAAGATTTCCCGCACGAGATACACGTCGTTATCCCGACCGGAAGTCGCCCTTCGTTATTTGCGGTAACTTCCATCGGAGGGACAACATCGAGGGCGTGTGCCAAAGCAACCATATTTCTTTTGGTTGGTATAGCTACGCCTTTTTCCCACAGCCGAACTTGCGCGTCAGTTACCCCGACAAGCTCGCCCAAAGCCAACTGGCTAAGCCCTTTGGCGGTCCTCGCAGCGTGCAAAAAACTACCCAAAGCCGCCTCCTTATCACCCTTCGGAACCTGCGACATCGCGCGCTTAACCCTCAGAGATGACGCATAGGCCGATATACAGGCTTTGCACTTCTCTTGCAGACCGTCTTTCGAGGCTGCCTTTCTCCCGAAAACCCCTAAATCCTTCTCACATCTACATACACTACAAGTTTTTGTGCCCATAAATACCCCTGGCTCGGTTTCAATAGAGGTATTATAACACGGTGTATGGGATATTGGGCTCAAGGCTTAAAAATCCGGTTCGTGCCGTTATCCCATACGACTATGATGTCACCACCATTCGGGGTAATCGGCAGGCCAGTAGAACTGTCGATGTATGCAAGCAGGGTATCTGTAGCCGATGACCCCGTGTGCTTCGCCAACACGATGGCCTGACAGATCGCGCCAGTAACCGAGGGGAAGGTAACATCGGCCGCATCTGCCGCACCGGCAACGATGGCCTTTGAAGCAAGCGCAATCGGCCCGGCCACAATCCCGGAAGTAACACTGGTCATGACGCTGTGGGCGGCCGTATCGACGTGGTAGATCGTAGTATCGACAAGGTACGCATCGACCGCCTGCGCTACCCAGTCGAAGGACGACAGCATCAGCGTGCGACCGGAGTCGTAGAGAGAATTATTCATGGTTCATGTTCCCTGGAGAAAGTTGGGTTGATAATTTGTAAGCGCATTTGCTCACTCGATTCTCCCTTGCTCCGGCGCCTGCAGGCCCACCTTCGGCGACGTGATCACCGTCGATATCGCACCGATAGCACCCACGATAAACGTCACCAGCAGGCCCATATCCTCGGTGCTGATCAGCAGCTCGTGATTCTTCGCCAGTCCGGAGTAGGCCGTCAGGAACAGCGGCAGGACTGCACAGGTGATGGCCGCCAGATTCTTGACCAGGACGGCACAGCGAATCGCAGCACCCTTGCGGAAAACGCTCACCCCCCATCCCCTGTGCCATCCACGGGAGGGTCATCTTGTGGCACAGCGTTCCCGGCATCGCGCCGATGCGCCAGGTGCATGTAGAGGGAAAACAGCATCGCGTAGAGCGCGCCGTAGCTCACGTCTTGGCCGAGCAACTCCCCGGTGGCCGGGTTCACCAGCGGGAAGGTAACGCCAGGATCAGTTAATGCTTCCTGAACCGACCCAGTAGGCACACCAACGGTCGTACCGTCCGCAAGGAGCATCCGTCGCTCCTCGTCGAATCGGATACCCGGTTGTCCGCCATAGGGGTTGTTGCATTCGACATGCAGGCACCTCTGCCATGCTGACCCGGCGACGGGAGAAAATCTGTAATCCGGTTGGTAGTCTGTAGGCATGGTGGCCTCAATTGAAAATATGAAAATTGACGCGGGTTTCCGCTGTCGCGGCGGCATTGGCGTAGAGGGTGAAGCTACCCGATGCAGCGACGGCCACGACCGATTTCAGTGTGGTGTCATTGGTGGCCACCGTGGCTACGATCACGCTGCTGGTTGAAACCAGGTTATTAGTCACGACCAACGAAGTAGTTCCTGCGGCGAAATTGACTGCCCCGCTGCTCTTGTTGATTGTCTGCGCACCCGTCGTTCCGCTCGCAGTGATAGTTTTGTCTAGCCGAACATCTCCGGACAGAAGCATCGCTGGTGCTGTGCCTGCCGTCGCAACCGTCAGCACGCCTGCGCTGGATACGGTGAAGCTTGCGCGATTGGCCGCGTCATATCCGATGCGGAGTTGTTCGGTTGTCGAGATTGCGTGGGCCTGTGCGGAGGGCGTCAGCGTGCCAAATCCTGCCTTCCCCTCGACGGCAAGCCCGTTTGCCGGCAACGCAGATTGCAGTGATGCGGAATAAGTTGCCCCTATTCCGATCTGTGGCTCAAGATTGGCAGCGCTTATTTGTCCAAATTCGATGTCAGACAAACGAACGTTGTTATCTGCTGCTCCGTGATAATTCACCAGATGCAGGAGTTTAACAAAAGCTGTGCCTTGACGAAAGAGGTTAATGTTTTCTACGCTATCTGCTGGCAGTCCTGGGCCGATATACCCTGAGTATTTTGTCCATGTGTTAGGTATCGTTGTATTAGCAACAACAATATATTTGAACGTCCCACCACCTGTGATATTTCGTACAGCAGCGCCAACTGGTAACGCTGGACCCGCCCACGGTACTCGCAAGGTAATTACATTTCCAGATATTGCGCCGGAAGACCAAGCACCCAAGGTGCTGTTTGATGAGTACGTATACGAGGTGAAACGCGTGTAGGTGTAGTCTGGATAGGTGTATCCGTAGGAGTTCGTATACCCATACCATGCAAAATTACGGGTCCCGGGCGTCCCTGCAGAAGACCATCCAGTAGCAGAAGTCAGTGTAATTGTGGTATCCCCAGGATTAAGGGCAACAGCTAATGTTGTATCGGCTGCCCCAGAAACCTTCCCTGAGTTGAACGAATCAATGGAATTTTTATCTATGTCGTATAGGGCTACCCCAAAATACTGTATGTTGGCCGCATTGTAATTTCCCCCGCCGATGTCTCCGGACTTTGCGTAGAACGACAAGATGTATCTTTTGCCAACTTCCACAGGAATATAATCATCAGACACTGTGGCTCCAGAGCTGACATTTATCCTGAAAGAACCGGCTCCGGCATACGTCTCAATTGGATCGTAGGTATAGGAGGAGAAGTTTGTGTTGTCCAGCAACGACCCTGTACCGTTCGTAATCAATGACAGCCCGCGAGAGACAACGTATTCCTCGCTCGTCAGTTTACGGCGTAGGGGCGTAGTTGCAGCATTAGAAAAATAGTAGGCGCCAGACAGGTACTCGATGGCCCCTGCTTCCGGAACGGTGAGCAGGGTTCCGCTGGTCAGTTTGATCGGTGCGGTGCTCGCCGTCGCCGTACCAGCTTTAAGATGCAACGCGGCTGTAGGAGTCGTCTGGCCAATACCTAGCCGGTTGTTTACCTCGTCGTATGCCGACGTACCGAACAGCAGTTTTCCTTTCGTGGCATGGGCGGTTGACTGTAAGGTCAACGTTTCGCTTGCCGCGGTACCCCCCTTGATGGTCTGCCCCCCTGCCGTACCTGCGAGGGTGACGAAAATTTGCTGCAACGCCGTTTTGATTGATGCCCAGGACAGCTTTTTAAGGATGTTCGACGCGGCAGAGTCCATTACCCCAATATAATCCGCATCAACGGGGGTAGTTTTTGCTGTTGCACTGTTAATCAGCGCACCAATAGTCGTCGTTGTTTCTGCTGCGGTGGATGCAACGATACGCGCATCATCCCCTGCGGCGACCGTGCCTGCGGTCGTACCCACGGCAAGCGTCGCCGATCCGCCCAGGCCGAGCGTCGTGCGTGCTGCGCTGGCACTGGTGTCATCGACCAGCGTGGCACCAAATGAAGATATCCCGTGCACGGTTGTTAGTGCAGCGTGTGTGCCAACTGCCCCAGATGCCTCGTAGACGCCCGTGTGATTGTGGGCAAGTACCGAATACCTCGCGTCTCCGCGAGCATTGTTGTGGTACTGCGTATGATCGTCAGCAGCAAGCCCGGTCAAAGCGGCGTGAGAGGTGACGCCGACTGTAAGATTGGTTAGTTGGGAGCCGTCTACCGCCGGTAGTTTTGCCGTCCCATCAAGTTGTACGACCTGGTTCGCTGCTGTGCCGGTATTGAACGCCGCTGCCGTTCCGAGCGTCGGTCTCCCAGATAAGCTGCTGTACGCAATCTGCGCTCCGTCGCCGCCATCGTGGTCGTGCGAATCGCCGTTCGTAACGCCCTTTGCGAGGGGGGCATAGACCGCAGCATGGTCGTGTGAGGTTCCTGCTTTACCATCGAGCGCCGCCTGCAGGCCCGTAACTGCCGTGATGCCGTGCACCCCGATACCGGATGCGTGCGAAGAAACCGCCGAAGCCGCCGTGCCAGATGCATCCGCTCCTACCTGCGCCGCCGTAGTGCTGTGGGGGTTGGAAGTGTTACTGGCGTGAGAAAGTGGGGCATATCGTGCGTCCCCCCGTGCGTCGTTGTGGTACTGCGGATGGTCGTCCGCCGCAAGCCCTGACAACTCTCCGTGTGCGGACGGTCCTGCCAGCCCCTGCACGCCGACTTGAACAAACGTGACCTCGTTCTCCGTCGATACGAACGTGACCTCACTCATCGCACAAGCTCTGGCATGAGCGCTACCGGTATCAGCGGCAGGGTAATCACACCCCCCGCCGAATCCTCCAACTCGACCGACAGCACCCCGTTGGTGCCCACTACGGCAGACGTGATTTCGTCTGGCACCACGAAGTCAATCCGTGCCAGCGCGGCATTGATGGTCGCGTACAGTCCGAGGTCGAGCATCAAAGTGCTAGACCCCGCCGTTGGCCTAATCTGCGCACGCACAACACACCCCGTCAGGTCCATCGGTACGCCGTACTGCAGAATGCCGCCGCCCGTGTAAGCCTTGTCCCCCGTGGTGTTCTGCGTGTTGATTTCAACCGTATCCGCGTCGATCACGGTCACCTGGAAATAGTCGGACGCCCGCGGATGGTCCTCATCGACCGTGTTGAGTCGCGTCAAGCCCTTGCACCGGGTCACGCGGCACCGCCACCCTTCGATCATCCCATGTGCGGCAGCAGTGATGCGCACGCCGGTCTCGGTCATCGTGATGGCGGTGATCGGGATGTACTTCTGCACCGCGGTTTCCGGGCGCAGCGTCCATCGGAAGGTGGAGCCCTTTCGGATGCTGAGCTTCATACGCTATCCCCGAAGTACTTTTGCAGCCTAGCCTCGGCAGCTCGCTCAAGCATAAAGAGGAGCCTTGCCCCCATGTGCCCTCCCATGCCGGCTGCCGCGGCACACAGCCCTGGCTGTTGTTCCCATGTATTCAGCAGCATGAAAACTCCCACGCCGACAAAACCACTCGTGAACATCTCACCCACAAGCTCCATCAAGGAAAAAACCTTTGGTTGCCGAGCTTTCATGCGTGCCCACCAGTGCACGACTCCGCCACTGAAACCCATACCAAGGGCCAGCAACCATGTCGCCCAGGTCCACGCGGACGGGTCTTTATCAGGCATTAGTGTTAGCCCCTTCTCGCCGTTATGCGTCGTCCGAAAGGTCCAGGTCCTCCACATTCAGATCGAGTTCCAGGTTTTCTTCATCCTGGCCGTCCTCCGCTGGTGTTGCAGCAAGCTCCGCCTGGGCAGCGTCAAGCTCAGCCTGTGCGGCAGCAATCTCGGCCTTCGTGCGGCGCTTGCGGGGCGCCGGTACGGCGCCTACATGGCCTTCCCGCTTCACGCCGGGTGTAACGCACCCCCCGAGGATTGCCAGGCCTTCCTCCGTGACGGAAACCACACCGTTGAGCAGTTCGGCGATGAGCACATTGCGCTGCGTTCCCGTTTCCGCATCGAAGTGATGCTTGATCACCCCACCAGGTACAACCTGCGCTTCGTCACCCAGCGCGCTAACCACCGATTCCCATGTCCAGCCCATAGCTCTTTCTCCTTCTTGTCCATACGAAAACGGGGCCTAAGCCCCGCTTGGCACCGTTCTGCTTACGCGCTGACGTACTGCATCCAGACATCCGACCCGACGCAGATAAACATCGAGTTCTTGGTCTTGATGTTCGTGACGGCCAAGGACACCGCGGCACCGGCGGAACCGCCAGCGATGGTCCCTGCAGCCGTAGCCGGATACACAGCCAGCGCATTAGCGCCGGCGTTGTACACGTACACAACTTCCCCAGCTTGGGCGCCGGCCGGCAGCGACACACCCGTGGAGGCAGCCGCCGTGGTAACGACGTTCAGGTTGGAGTTCAGCGGGGTCGCTGTGGCCAGGGTGGTGCCCGCCGCGGTGATGGTCAGGGCACCATCGGTACCCCCCTTCGTCGTCGGCGGAGCGACGTACATGTTGAAACCGATCATGGTCGTACCTCCTTAGTACACGATGGCCAGGGCCAGCGCTTCGGCTTTGATGACCTTGCGGCCATACACGTTGACCCCGCGAACGAAGTCGCCGAAGTCGTTGGGGTTGCGCACCGTCTCAGTCTTGGTGAACTGCGAGGCAAAGGTGATCGCCGACTTGTGCCCGGCCATAATCACCCGCGACTTCTGGGCAAACGTTCCACCGGCGGCAGCTGTCTGCGAACCGTCACCAGAGGTCCAAGTCGTTCCCGAAGCCGCGCCGCGGGGGAGGTTGTTGGTGACGTACACCTCGAACCGGTCGATCCCGCCGATCTTGCCGTTGCGCAGGATGGACTTGTCGTCCCCGGTCAAGTATGCCTGCTGCAAATTGCTGTTCATCAGCGCCTGACGCGACACCGGGTCAATGAGCAGGAACCGCTCCGTTTCCGGGATGTTTTGTTCGTCCAGCGCGGACGCCAGCGACGTGATCAGCGAAATAGCCGATGTGGCGCTGGCATTGAACTGAACCGGCGCCGTGACGGTGCCCAGGTTGTATGAACCCGAACGCGCACCAGCCGTCGCGCCCTTGTTGGCCGCTGCCGCCCCGCTGAAGGTTGCGAAGAAGCACTCGGAGTCGACCGCCACCTTCATCTGCATACCGGCGTCGTTGCTGAACATGTCCAGCAGTTTCGGCTTGCTCTGCATCTCCAGCAGGTCATTGACCTGGAAGGCGTAATACTTGCCCTGGTCGATCTGCAGCTCGATGGTGTTCGGGACCGGGACCTGATACTGCAGGCCGGCGCCGGGGACGTACGTGCTGATCGCGATGTCGGGGATGTTGTTGATGATCACCTTGTCGCCGATACCACTGATTTCGCCTTCCCAGTTGGTGTTGGAGACGGACGCAAACGTGCTCGCGGTGTAGAACTTGGCGTTGAGCTTGCTCGACCAAATAGTCGGGATGAACGTACCGGAGTACGCCGGGTTGGTGTTGTAGGGGGCAGCTACAGGGAGCGTTACACCCGAAGATACAGTTGCCATTTGAGCTAATCCTTGTGTTTATGCGTAAGCATGTTCGGTTTAGCTCCAAGCAGCATCAGAACGCCACTCGCCCCTCGGCGAGTGCCTGGTCTGCCTCAGCCACGCCGGCCTCGTATGCTTCCCGAGATATGGCCTGCAGAAGGCGGTGATCCATGGCGGCGGCATACTCAGCGCTGGTCCAGATTTTTCCGGAGTTCGTTGGGGCAGGCACGGTTGCTCTGTTGCTACTGGGAGCCACTTGACTGTTAAGGCTCGGCCGGCTGGGTTTGGGTTGCGGTTTGGGCACCTCCGACACTGGCTCGGGAGTGATCCCTTGCGCAGCTTTGAACGCAGCCACTTGCTCGATGAGCGCCGGAGCGTCCAGTCGGCGAAGCGCCTCTTCTGCCAGTTCGCGACGGGTAAAACTCGTACCATGAGCGCGGGTGTCCAGGAATTCGAACCACTTCGGGTCCTCGTTCACTGCTGCAAAATCAGGCGCGGCGTCCGGAGCGTATACCTTGCCCCAGAACTTCTCCTCGTCCGACTGCACAATCCGCTGCTCCTGGCGCTGTACCTGCTCCGCCACGGGTGCATACCGCTTGTCCAGGTCTGCGGCGAGTTGCTGAGCGAGCCCTTTGAACTCGTCCTGAACTACGCGCCGCATCATGTCCACCAAATCCACGCCGTACGCCTCAACGTCGGCATCAGTAACCAGTTTGGGCTCCGGTTGCTTCGGTGCGTCGGTTTTGGATTGCAGCGCTGAGACGGCTTGCGCCAACTTTTCCGACAGCTCGCGAACCTGCGCATGAAGCCGCGGCGTTTCCGCGTTGTACTTCCCTTGCAGGACCTTGAACCGATGCTCCAGGTCCGATGACGGGCTGGTTACCTGAGTGGGTTGCGCGACCTCCGGCGGCTGTACGGCAGTAGTGGGGACGGGGGCTACTTCAACGGGATTCCCTGTGTCGGGAGCCGGAGTGCCATAAACCTGTGCCTCGATTTCTGCTGCCTGGTCAAGCTGCGCCTGGATGGCGGGGGGCAAACCACTCATAAAAGTTTCCTCTTAGTGCCGACTACGTGCTCCGAGTTAGCAGATCAGTCTGCCAGGGATTCGCTACACGCTACGGGCTACTGGTACTACGGTTTTCTGGGGGTGGGGGCCTTTGGAAGCATTCCCACCACTCTTTGGGGTTTCCCCCGCTCCTTCTCTGCCATGGCGTCCGCCTGTTCCAGCAGGTCCAGAAGTTCCTTGTACGCCTGCGCCCGACCTTGAGCCTGCCGCAGGGTGTCGCTATCTCGTTGCGTCTCCAGAGCGTCGCGCCAAAAGTCGCGTTGCTCGTTCAACCACCGGCGAAACGGTGCAAACTCCGAGAAGTTCCGGAGCTGCAGCAGGTTGCCGATCAGTGCGCGGTCAACAACCACGCTTAGCCTTGACCGCCCCACCCTTCTTGAACCCGCTGGGCATGCCCGCGGGTGCCGCCGGCAGTCCTTTTGGAGCAGCCTTCACGGCCGGGAACGGCGCCTTCCCCGGCTTCTTTGCGGCGGGGGCGGGCTTTGCAAATGGGTTACCAGCCATGGAAGTTTTCCTTGTAAAGTTGGGGTTGTCTATAGTAAGCCAATGTACTTACTTGTAAGCACGTTGTCAAGCCAGCCGGCGTAACTTGAACAGCGTGCGCGCGTACAACGCGCTCAGCTCATCCAGCAGGTTATCCAGTGGGCGATCACATGGCGACGCCCCAAACGCTTTGCGGGCGTCCTCGATACCTTCCAGGTGGCCCTCCAGCACCTCGTCGATCTTCCCCTTGGCCGCCTGCCCATACGGCACGTCTCCAAGCGCTCCGTACGTTCCCTGATACACCTCGGCGAACGCGTCGGCCTTCTCCACCACAGCCTCATAGAATTCCTGAAGCGCTACATGGATGGCATGCGACCGGGTGCGCAGGTGTTCCCGGTGCGCCTGTTCCCTCGACAGAAAGGCGATGGACACAATATCTGCTGCTGCGTCTCTGGTGTTCATGCTGGGGCTCCCATGGTGTCAGTAGTTGGTTCTCCCGTCATCAGGGCCTGCCCGCTGGGCTGTACCGCCCGCCGCCGCCCGCCTCCCATGGGGTCCTCCTGGGCCTGGGGCTGCTGTTCTTGCTGCATCTGTTGGGCTTGCTGCTCAACCTGCTGGAGAAGCAGCGTCTCCTCGTCCGGCACGATTTCATCCGCGTCCATGTCCAGCGTCTTGGCCTGCTCGTGCAATAGCGCCGCGATACCCTTGTCTCCAACGACCTGCTGCGCCTTCGGGTTCGACAGCACCAACTGCAAGAACTCTGACCTGCGCGTCTGCGCCGCATCCTTGACCACCAGGCCCTCGGCACCCACGGCGACAATGGAAACATCGCCCTTCAGGTCCGGATCGTCGCTGTACATCATGTTGTGCACGTACAAGCGCTCCACTGCGGGCTGCAGCACGTGCGTGTCGATGTTGAAGATTACCTGCTTGATCGTCTTGCCCGCGTTGCCCATCAACATGCTCATGCCGCTGGCCGTCCGGCCTGCGCCGCCGATCCCCACGTTGTCCCCGGTGATATATCGAGGGATTCCAGTGTCATCGTCCGCCCTAGACGCAAATTTGTCGAAGATGGCGATTAGCTCGCCGGAGATGCTCTGTGGCTGGAAAAAGTTGATCGGCGGCGCCGTGCTGCCCATCGGATCGGACACCATCTGCCAGATTTTCCGCGGGAACATCTCCGTGAGATCTTCCCCTGGTACCAGGCGGTCGGTGTTGATGGCAATCTGCGGGCCGGAAGCCAGGCCCATGTTGTCCGCGATGGACCGCGCGGCGTAGTTGAACATACTCTGGCAGTCGCGCATCAGGTCGGGCACGCCGTTGCCCCAGAAGCTGCCGGGCACTTCCTCGAAGCTCGCCTTGAAGTACGGCTTGCGGTGGAACGGGTCGTAGTTGAGGATCGCCTTGATCACCCAGCGCCCGATCAGCCACACCTCGCAGTGGTATTCCTTCACCGGGTCGAGGTCCGTGTCATCCATCCCCCACTCGGCAAGCGCCCGGCCCTGCACCGCCCCCCAATACTGCAGCGCGTCAATGTCTCCCTCGATGTTGTCCATAACCGCGGAAATCGACTTCCCTTCGGCCGCCGCCTTCGCCGAGTCGATGTACAGCCAGTCCCGCAACCCGCCCCGCCCGTACTCATCCAGCACCGCGGCTATCGCGTCGTCATCGTACCCATCAACCCCCTGCAGCTCCGTCAGTGACTGCCTGGATAGCCGGTGCCTCTCGATGAAGAAACCGTCGTTCGGGTGCGTACTGCCTGGTGCTGGGTAAGCGTTGAATGGGTCGACACGCGCCCAGGTCGGTGTCACCTCTTCCGTAACCACAGGCTCGAACGTCCCGTCGCCAACATCCCTCCACTCCATCTGCGGGCGCCTGCGCAGGACCGGCCCCTTGAGGATTGCCGCAGGGAATGTCACTAGGTCGTCCAGGAACGACGAAAACACTTCCCGCCACTCGCCCTGAAGCATCTGGTCTTCCATGGCGTCTTCCATGCGCCCGGCCGCTTCCTTGGCCATCTCGCGCATCTCCACCAGGCGCTGTGACTTCACTTGCTGGATCAGTTCATATGCTTCCTGGTAGCTGATCACCCGCCCCTCCAGCTGCTCAAGGGCAATGACTCGCTGGTTCGCCTCTTCGAACACTACCTGCTTCAGGTTTGGCGGAAGGTCCGGGAGGGGGGGGGGGCGTATCGACCATGGTTTCTCATCCTTGGCCCCCAGCAGGGTGTCCCGTAACCAGGCCGACGCCGCGCGGCATTTGCTGCTGGTGAGCATCATGAATATTTCCGACCCGCCCTGCGCCTTGATGTCGGTCAGCATCTCTGGCTCGTACTCCCCACGCCGCTGCCGCAAGTTCCGCAGCAGGCGCTGGTCCACCGTCTGCATCTTCGCCCGGTAGGCTGCGCCCCAGCACTTCCTGACGTGCGACGCCATGGACTGCATAAGCGGGGTGTGTTGACGCAACGAAGCGGCATTCGTACGATCTGCCAGGAGCTGCGCCAGGCTTTGTACAGGTAGAATGCCATTCAGGTTAAGTCCAGGCATGGTGTAGGCCTTCCGGGTTGCTTTCAAGTGCCGCACATGCTAACACATAAGCAGATGTGGACAAAAAAAATCCCCCCAGGATCAAGGTGATCCATGGGGGGAGCAAGGCCCACCACAGGAGAGATTTTAACGTGCTGGTATGCTACCACATCAGGCCGCCGCCCAGCGATACGGCGCTTTCTTGACCTCGCGCCGGTGTGTCATGAGCTTGCTGCCGAACGTCGTGCCGTTGTCATGTTGCAGTGCAGCATAAAGCAGGCTGTCGACGTAGTCCGACCAAGGGTGGAGCTTCTCCGGCTTGTCGTCCAGCTCTCCCTTGGTGTTCATGCGGTAGCGGTACTTGCTGCGCAGTGCCGTGATCAGCGCCGTACACCGGGGGTCGATCAGCAGCGCGGGCTTGCCCTCCACGGTGCGGGTCAT